TTATACAAAGATATAGAAAAAATGTGTTCTATGATCCATCAACAGGTGCGATGGATTCATCAAGAAACTTCCAAGCAATGACAGAAGACTTCTGGTTTGCTAAAGATGAGAATGGTTATGGTACTGAAGTAACAACCCTTCCTGGTGGTCAGAATCTTGGTGAAATGGAAGATGTGTATTATTTCAAAAATAATCTTCGTCAAACAATGAAAATTCCTAGTAATAGAATGCACAAACTTGGTAGCGATTCATCTGATGTTTACACTACAGGTAAAGGCGGAGAAATCACACGAGAAGAGATTCAATTCTCAAGATTCGTTGGTAGACTCCAAAAACGCTTTGGTTCTATATTCATGGATGCATTTTTAACATTGTTAAGATTACAAGAGTTTGATGATAAATATATCGATGAGACACTTTACAGAATTCAATTCACACAATCAAATTTGTGGAAACAATATAAAGAACTTGAAATTCTTGAGGCAAGATTTGGTATTCTTGGTGCAATAGAAACATATATCTATAAACCAGAAGAAAATGAAAATGCTCCATTCTCAATGGAATTTGTATTAAGAAATTGGTTCTTAATGTCTGATGAAGAATACAATAAAAATAAAGAACTTCTTGATAAAGAAAAAGAAGCTTCAAGATTAGCACAACAAAATGTTGGTTTTGATGCAGGTGAACAAGGTGGCGAATTTGGAGCAGAAGCGGGAGCTGAAGCTGGTGGATTTGGTGCTGAGGCTGGAATGGACGCAGGAGCTGAATTTGGAGCCGAGGCAGGGGCAGAAGCTGGTGCGGAAGCAGGGGCAGAAGCTGGTGGAGACTTTGGTGCTGAAGCGGGTGGTGCAACAGGGGAATTTGACACTGGTGCATAATAATTAATTAAATAATATTGATCGGAGATAATTATGGATACCATAGTACATATGGTTTTAGATAGTAACTGGGCAGATTTGACAAAACATATCGAGCAACAGACAGCTTCTAAAATCGAAGATAGAATCAGCGAAAAGAAAGCTATCATCATTGATAGACTTAACGCTAATTTCGATAAAGAATAAGAGGGTTAAAAATGAAACTTCTAAGAGAATTCGTGTCTCACGATAACTTACAATTAATATCTGAAGAAGTTGATGGCAGTAATAAAAAAAATTACTATTTGAAAGGTCCTTTCCTCGAAGCAAATACTAAGAACCGTAATGGTCGTAGATATATGTTGGAAACATTAGCTCGTGAAGTTAAAGATTTCTATGAAAATAAAATCAAAACTAATCGATCTATTGGGGAATTGGATCACCCACCAGAACCAACTATCAATCTTGATAGAATTTCACATATTATCACTGAACTTACAATGGATGGTAATATTGGAATTGGTTGTGCTAAATTGTTAGATACCCCTATGGGTAAAATCGCTAAGGCTTTAGTACAGGATGGTGTACAATTAGGTATGTCAACTCGTGGAGTTGGCACACTTGATGGAGATATGGTTAAGGATGACTATAAACTCATTACTGTAGATATTGTGGCTGATCCTTCAGCCCCTACTGCATTTGTTGAGGGTGTTCTTGAAAACAAAGAATACATAGTTTCTGAAACTGGTGAGATTGTAGAATCTGCTGTGAGACAACTTAAACAGAACATGAATAGAGCAGTTAGAGAAAATAGATATAATAAAGAAGAGTTTTCTAAAGCTACTTTACAATATCTTAATGATTTCTTGAAATTGATTCGTTAAAATATATAAATATTCATATGAATATAAAATGTTTTAATTGGTGTATTAAATGTCAATCGAAAAACAAAAATTAATTTAAAGATCTAAAATACTATGAAGTAAGGATTTGTATTTTTTAAAGTTTATAAATTTAATTAAATTTAGTAAAATAACTTAAATGAAAAAAACAAATAATATAAATACTTATGTATATGAGATTTAGGAGGAATATCTTATGTCAAAGAAAATTACCCAGAAGGTTATGGAACTTTTGACTCCGCAAGATTTAATAACATTTGAAAATGCTATCGAAGCATCTATTGCTGAAAAGGTTGAAGCTAAACTTTCTGGTTTAGTTAAACTTAAAGAAGAAGAATTGAAAAAATTCTACAACGAGCAATCTGCTGTATATGTGAAAGAAACTGTTATCGAAAAACTTACGGCTGAAAAAGCGAAACTTGTTGAAACATACGATAAGAAACTTGCTCTTATTGAACAACAAGTTGCAATTAAACTTGATTCTTATCTTGACCATGTAATTGGTCAGCAAATTTCAGATGCTACTCTTGAAAGACTTGCAGTTAACGAAACTCTTATGCCAGTGGTAGAAGGTATTCGTGCAGTGTTCAATGATAATCATTTGAAAATCAACTCTAAAGCTCAATCAACTATTAATTCTTATCAGAAAGAAATTGATAGAGTTAAAGAAGATTTGTCAGAATCAATTAATAGAAATATTCAACTTGAAAATGAGTTGGAAAAAAGTGCTACATATCTTTTGATCGCTGAAAAAACTAACGGTTTAACTAGAACAAGCAAACAACGTGTTGTTGAAATGTTCAAAGATAAAGAGTTTGATCATGTTGAAAAAAACATCGACAACTACGTTGGCTTGATTAAAGAATCAGAAGGTGTTAAACCGAAATTAAAAGCGGCTGTGAAAACTGCTGTAAAAACAAAAATCAAATCTGTAAATGAAGGTGCAGTCGTTGATGTAATTAAAGAGCCTATTAAACAGGATCTTAAAGAATCAACTGACGAATTCGACATTAGCGATATGGCTAACAGATATTTAATTTAATAAATGAAATATATTTAGGAGGACTTAATTATGTCTAATTATAAAGAAAGATTGGTTCGTAAGTGGGAAGCTGCTAAAGGTCCTATGAGCATCAAAAGCATCGATGACCAATATGTAAAAGAAAACCTTGCTCAGTTACTTGAAAACCAAGAGATTAAAGATTTTAACGGTAATCAGATTTTCCTCGGTGAATCTGGACAATTTTCTGGTGACGGTGCGACAAGCACAGGTTCATTAGATGGTGCGTTTGGTTCTAATCCTGGTACTGCTGGTAACGGTGGACCATCTGGTTGGAAAGGTGGAGACTGGAGATTCCGTCCAGTAGCTCTTGCACTTCAGAGACGTACATTCCCAGACCTTTTTGCTAACAAAGTTGTTGGTGTACAGGCTATGTCAACCCCAGTTGGTCTTGCATACGCTCTTCGTTTCACATACGACAAAAATGGTAAAGGTCCAGAAGCGGCATGGGATTTAGTTCCACAATATGCTGGTTATTCTGGTGCTCCTGGTACTTCGTCAAATCCTGTTCCATTCCCTTCAACTGCTAGTGGAGTTTCTGCTACTTATGGGACATCTGGTACTGGTTTGCTTACATCTGCTGGGGAAGCTCTTCAGATTGCGGACAGCCGTTCAAACTGTACAACTGGTTGGGTAACTTCTGGTTGCGGACAAGAACCACAGTGGAATCAGCTTGGTCTTCGTATTGACCAACAGGCTATCGAAGCACTTACACGTAAACTCGCAGCATCTTTCTCGCTTGAAGCGGCACAAGATATCAAAGCGATGCATGGTGTAGATATCGAACGTGAAATGGTAAATGTACTTCAGTATGAAATTACTGCTGAACTTGACCGTGAACTTCTTTCTAATCTTTATCGTGCGGCTACAGATACGACTAAAGGTGGAGGTATCATCCCTGCTGTTGACGTAACTGCTGGTGACGATTTCGGTCGTTGGAATGGTGAAAGATATATGAGTATCATCTCTGCTATCATTTATCAAGCTAACCAGATCGCTATCTACACACGTAGAGGACCAGGAAACTTCGTAGTTGTATCTCCAGACATCGCTACTGCATTGCAAGCGGCTGGACATCAGTTTGTTAACTATACACAGAATGTTAATCCTAACACAACTATGTCTGCTATCGGTAAACTTAATGGAACAATCGATGTATATCGTGACCAGTATGCTGGTGGATCTTATGCTCTTGTTGGATACAAAGGACCTGGGGTTTCTGACTCTGGTGTTATCTTTAGTCCATACATCATGGGTCTTCAGAACCGTGCAATCAGTCCAGATGACTTCTCACCTCGTATCGGTGTAATGTCTCGTTATGCGATCACTGACTCACTTTTGGGTGCAGGTCGTTACTACAGACTTATTCCTTTCATGAACGTGAACAGACTTATCCCTGGTGCTGGTGCTGGTGCTATCAACAGTTATGTTGCTTAATCCTTTGTGATTTGAATCCTTTAAAGGACGCTATTAATTTAGCGTCCTTTTTTTATTTAATGCTAATTTATATAAATAATACAGAATAGTTTATTTAAAAATTGGAGTTTACTATGTATGTTAGAAATGTTGCAGTATACAACTTTGCGTTTAATTATAGAGATACCGTTATTTATATCCCTGCTGATGGTAAAATTTATTCTATACCAGATGATAGCGGTGTGTATAGTGAATTGAGAGAAGTTATGCCAATGCATGTACGAACACAACCTGTTACATATATAAATAAAACTGGTGAAATTGCTAGTGAAAATATTCTTGGACACAAAAGACGTGGTAGACCAACACTTGAAGAATCTACACCTAAACCAGCTCCCACACCAAAAGTGG